ATAACCTATACGTTTACAATCACCAATAAGGGCAACACAGCGATCACACAAGCAGATAATGTTGTACTGCGTGATGTGTTCAATCCCATTCTGAAAGGTATTACGGTAAGCTATAACGGCGCGCCTCTTGCCGATACGGGGTACACCTATAATGAAAACACAGGTGTGTTTGAAACGGCTCAGGGCGCAATAACAGTACCTGCGGCAACATTCACAACCAACGCCGACGGCACAATAGCCGTAACGCCCGGCAAAACGACAGTTACGGTTACAGGCACACTCGGATAAATTGTTATAAGCAAATAATCGGCGGAGCGGCACGGCACTATGCTGTGCCGCTCAAACTGCGGAAAAACCTCTTGTAAGTATAAAATGGGATGTAGGGTATTTCTTGCCAAAAGCTGTAAGCAAGGACGCTTATATCAGCTGAATCTAGCCGTTATGCATGGATGCACAAATGGCTGTCGATGCACAGACGCAACGGCACAAACAGCTGACTTTGCAGAAATGCAAAACCGGCAGAGCAAGCAATGCTAAACACCCCATTTTTCACAACGATAGAGGTTTTCGTCTTGTGCGCTTGTAAACATTTCCACTCGCTTTTTACCGTTTTCCGCAGGGTCGCAGGTAATGCTGTTCATCCCTGACATCGCGAGTAATTATATCAAAACCGCAGAGGAATAAAACAGGGTAAAGAGGAAAGTGAAAAATCTTTCCGTTTTTATACGTCAGATTTTGCTTTGATATCCAATATCTTTGTATTGAAATATATGCTTGAATCGTGTATAATAAGAACATCTCCTGAGGGAGAAATACATAAGGAGGTCGTTACAATGTGCAATTTCTTTAACGTATGCAGCTTTGCAGACCTTTGCAATGCTATAAAGGCGCTTTGCGGCAAGTTCGGCTGCTGATTGCGGCTATGTTCCCCGTTTCTCTGATCCGTTGAAACGGGAGGTATGATATATCATAAAAACAGCGGTAGCCTATGGTTGCCGCTGTTTTCATTTGTATATTTGTCCTCTGTTGCCTACATTTGCAATGCGGTTTCACAGAGTTTAACATTTTATTGCATTTAGCCCCGTTTAGCGCATCTTCATCTCAATGGCGCACAAAAATGAAAAATCCCTAAAAACAGAAAAACCGCACTGCAAGCCAAATGGCTTAACAATGCGGTTTAACGTGGAGCTTGTGACGGGACTCGAACCTGCGACCTGCTCATTACGAATGAGAACACAAAAGCCTTATAAATGGCTTTGCTATGCGGAATATAAAATTTCTGACACCCCCATTTGACACCCCTACTTTTTAACTTATGCTTTCAAGGTACTCGTCCAGCTTGTTGATACTTTTCTTTTTGTATTTTTCATCAAGGTGTGTATATATAGCCATCGTAGTTTTTATATCAGCGTGTCCCGCTTGCTCTTTTGCTGTCAAAACGTCTACCCCTGCGAGGTACATCAAAGTGATGAAAGTGTGCCTGAGCCAGTGCGGAGTGATACGAGGTATCAAGAACGGCTTTTCTATCGGCGCATACTTTGACGGACATTTTCCGCTTGTCTGCATACAGTCTGCCCAGTTACCGTACTTGATGTTTAAATCGTTAAGATAGCTTTCCCACATACGGCTAAATCCTGTTTCGGTCATCAAAGAGCCTTTGACTGTGGGACACACAAGTCCGATCGGGTTGTGCACAGTGCTTCTAAGGTAGTTGACAAGCTTACCGGGGATATATACTGTTCTTGTCGCCGCATCAGTTTTGCCACCTTCTTTTATGTGCGGCTTGCCTTTTATCATCGACACAGAGCGTTCAACCTTTATAGTATGCGCATCAAGGTCAATATCCTGCCACGTTAGAGCAAGTAGCTCACCTCTACGCAAGCCTGCATACATCATAATCATAGCGGCGGTCTGGGCTCTGTGTGGAGTATCGGTTATCCAGGACTGCTCCTCTTCGGTCAGAGCTCTACGAGTGGATTTTTCTGCCGTCTTAGGTATTTTTACCGCAGATGCGCAGTTATAGTCAAGCACTCGATTTTCAATCGCAAGCTGTATGATCTGCTTTGCGACATTTCGGATTTCAATCAGTGTTTGTTTTGCGTATGGCTTTCCGGTCTTTTCAGACGGCTCATCGGCGCAGTCAAGTATAATATCCTGAATGTCTGTAGCTTTCAGCTTAGATATATTAAAATCGTGTATAGGTTCAAGATTTTCAAAACGTTTTGAGTATGCTTCGTAACGTTTTACCGATACTTCTATCTTTTTCAGCTTCAGCCATTTCTCACCCCAATAGCCGAAAGTATCACGGTCGGCCGTGAGGTCAAGACCTTTATTCAGTTTTGTTTTCAGCTCCTGTACTTTCTGCTCAAGTTCTTTCGTGTTTGTAGCATACACATACTTATACTGTTTCTTGCCGTTCTTGGTGCCGATGTACACCTTAGACTGCAAGCGCCCGTCATCACGGGCTTTGTTTTTTATCCGTGCCATTCTGACCTCCTATGTACCCGCCTTTAGTGGCATGAAATATTCATATATTTGCGTTTTTACCGTAGAATATTTTACCGCTTTCTAAGTTCTTTTTGTAATAGCAGGATTTAGAACGGATTATATCCGGGTGCAAGCACTTTTTAGCATCTGAACACTTCAAATATAATCCGCAACACCCAAAATGCTCTGTTGGCTCAAATATTCTGACATTCTCATCAGTAATAAGTTCAGCAGCTTTTACAGCTTCGTTTTGTGTGTGGAATGTACACTGTATGAAATTCTGAGGACTTTTCAGCAACTTGGTGCTTGCAGGAGATATTTCAAGCGTATCATAAACTCTTTTATTGCAAGAAATTACCGTGAATTTTGTATTCACTTTAAAGAAAAGGCTTTTTTCAAAATAGATCGAATACCCGGTAAGTTTGTCTTTGCTTTTGTTTTCCTGTATGCTGAAAAGCCCGTTTGAACATTTCCATTTTGCTGAAACTGCGATTATTATGTTTTCTAAAGTAGTTTTACAATCTAAATCTTCGGGTTCATTTTCAAATAATGCTACCTGCTCTATCATAACTGCACATCCTTTTCTTTTAGTATCATAATCGGATAGCCTTTGCTTCTGAGTTCAATTGCTTTCTTCGCTTTAGTGCCATAAGTTCCGCAAGCCCAGCTGTCAGAACCCCTCTCGCCTATAAGGAGAATGTCGGTTTTTCTTGTAACACTACTAACTATCGTAGCACCCATTTCAGACAATCTTTCTTGTACTTCTTGCTTACTGCCATAATCGAAATCGCCGGTCAGACAGATAGACTTGCTGTTAAGTTCTACATCAACGGCACCTATTTCTGCATTGAGCGGATCAATTTGTGTTTTGAAAAAGTCAAGGAGATAATCAAGCTCGGATTGTTCTATTATCCCGTCCTCAATTACTTTCCAGATTGCGTTATTTATAATGTCGTATGGGTAATTACCTGCAAGCTGCTCATTGTTAATCATCCATTCTTCAAGACCTAACAGTTCTTCTTGTGTCAGAATGTCATCGCAGGTTATACCTATCAATATGCCGTGCAATGTTTGTAACCCTTTTGTAATAGGATTCAGCACTCTTTGTTTCGGCGGCTTTATTTCAAGTACAAGAGCGGAATGATTTTTCAACGCTGTCATTAAGCTGAGAGTGTGGTAGCAGTCTGCAAGAGCTCTGTGATGTATACCGCTATCTTTTATTCCGAGTTGTATTATCATATCTTCGAGCTTGTGGCTGACATCGGGGTATTCTTGCTTGCACACAGCTAAAGTATCATATGTATCATTTTTAAAATCAAGCCCACAAGCAACGCATTTTTTACTGATAAAATTAGCGTCAAATGCAATGTTATGTCCTACAACAGTGTCATTGTTGATAAATTGCAGAAAATCAGATAGAGTATCGTCAAGCTCTTTTGCATCTGCCAACATATCATCAGTTATGCCTGTAATCTGAGAAACAGTTTTCGACAATGGCTTGCTTGCTTTTATAAGCTGAGAAAATTCAGCAACGACTTTGTTATCGCAAACACGCAAAGCACCGATTTCGATGATATTATCCTTGTCCGGTGATAAGCCTGTTGTTTCAATGTCTACTATTGTGTAGTCGTTCAGTTCCTGTATATTCATTGTTGCACCTCGTTTTATCCATAGTGGAGTATTTTTATATATCTTTAATTACTTTTCTCACAATTCCAAGTATTCTTAACCTGTCTCGTTCAGCACCTTTAAAAACTCTTGGTGCATATTCGGGATTGAATGACAGTAGAGTAATGCTGTTTTTATCATATTCTATTTTTTTAACAACCGAATCCTCTCCGTCAATCAGAATCACTGCCACCTGTCCGGAATCACACCAATCTTGCTTTAGCACCTGAATAGAATCGCCTTCTTCAATTTTTGGGTACATACTGTTGCCTTGTACCTTTATACACATCGTGTTTTTCGCTTCTTCGTTACTGGCAATAAACAACGGCATATACTCAAGAATGTAATTATCGGCATAGGCACCGAAGCCAGCTGATACACTCTCGTAAACAGGAATCATTCTGATTTTATCCTGCGGAAGAATAGTTGCATTTGATTCAATAGTGCGTGATGTAACCTCCGGATTATCTGTTTTAAGCGCAAGGTAGGCTGCACTTACATTAAGCTCGCAAGCTATTGACTCGAGTATCGGCAGTTTTATTTTTGCTACCTGTCCTGTTTCGTATCTCTGTATTGTTGATTTATTTAATCCTAAACGTTCTCCGAGTTCCCCTTGTGTCAGTTTGTTTTTTTCACGGCATAGTTTGATTCTTTTACCAATTTCATTTACATCTGCCATGTCGTTCACCTCATTTCATTATAAGCATTATAACACATTTAATTGCGTAATGCAATAACATTTTTTGAATTTGCTAAAAAAAGTTGCAAAACGCTATTGACAAACGCTGAAAGATGTGTTAATATATGCTTACGGAAAGTTGCAAAACGCAACCAACAGAGGAGGTGAAAAAATGGTGAATACAAATAAAATCAAGGGTAGAATGCGTGAACTTGAAATAACACAGGCAGATGTGGCTAAGTGTTTGAATATTGCTCAACCAACTGTAAATCAGAAGATTAACAATATCAGACCGTTCGACTTAGATGAAGCCGAGAAATTTTCTAATCTTCTGGGTATAAATGCTGGTGAGTTCAGCACATATTTTTTTGCTCATTAAGTTGCAAAACGCAACCAACAGAGGAGGTGAAAAAATGGTGAATACAAATAAAATCAAGGGTAGAATGCGTGAACTTGAAATAACACAGGCAGATGTGGCTAAGTGTTTGAATATTGCTCAACCAACTGTAAATCAGAAGATTAACAATATCAGACCGTTCGACTTAGATGAAGCCGAGAAATTTTCTAATCTTCTGGGTATAAATGCTGGTGAGTTCAGCACATATTTTTTTGCTCATTAAGTTGCAAAACGCAACCAACAGAGGAGGTGAAAAAATGTTTATTTCAAAAAAGCGTTACCACGAAATAAAAGAACAGATATCGTCACTTGAGACACGTGTTCGCATTCTTCAAAGTCAGTCGCAAGTAATGACATTCTATTACGGAAAAGTTGATTTTCCGAAATTTGCGGAACTTATAGAACGCGATATTAGTGACCTGAAAGCAAGAAAATAATGTAAAGGAGGTATAAATATGCCTAAAAACGAGGATGTAAAAATCGCAACCGAGCTCTATGAGAAGCTCCCGGAGCACGAGAAAAAGCTTGCCGCCGCACTGATAAATGCAACAGCGGCACAGCTGCTTGCCATATCGATGGCATACGGCGATAAGGTAAATGACAAGACAGCGTAAGACACAAGAAAAAAGAGGTACATAATGGCAAGCATTAAGACGCAAGTACGCAACTGGGACCTCTTGCCCGTGATGCTGTCGCAGGAGTACCTTGCAGGGCTTATGGGTATCACGATACCTGAAGTCACAAGGTACTGTAGACTGGGCAAGATACCCGGTGCAAAGAAGGTAGGAAAGTACTGGTTTGTGGAGAAAACAGTACTAAGGAATTACATGGAGGGTTAAACCAATGGCAAAGAAAATCTACAGCGTAGAGATAGACACTAGCGCCTATGATGCATACGAAATACTCCGTGCAGACACAGTCGGCGAATGCGAAGAGTTCATAAAAAGTCGAGGTCTTCTCGAAGATGAAGATGTCGGCGATGTCAGATTAGCGGTGCTATCCGTGCAGGATGACGGAGAAACAAACTGCGAAAAACTGTACAAATGCGAAAAGTCATGGAAATTTGATGAAAAGCAGAGAGCTGTACCAATCATCGTATATAGCGAGGAACAAGCATAATGAAGAAACAAGTTATCCTGTACATACTCGCAAGGGCAGTACAGGCGATCGTGACGGCTCTTGCGTGCAACATAACGGCTCTGCTGTTTGTTAACGCGGCATACGAAGAGCGCGGATATCTCGCCGTAGGCGGCGAATGGATAGTCATAGCGGGGCTGACAGTGACAGTGTGGTATCTGATGGGACTGCTCCTCAAAGAGTGGTACAAGGGCACACTGGCGATGATACGGCTCGGGAAGGAGCATAAAGATGGCAGATAAATTGTTACCGTGTACTTGCGGTGGAAATGGCATTACGGTTGACGCAGAGCCGCCACAACGAGAAGTAGAACAGTGTGAAAAGTACGGCTGTGAACCTCGCCGACATTACGCCGTCCGCTGTGATAAGTGCAGTAAGCAAACAAAGCCGTACACGTTAAAATGTCCTGCATGGAAAGAGTGGAACAGGTCAAACCGGGAAAAGTGCAAGTATAAGCTGTTTAACAGCAGGCAAAAAGCTATGGTAATGCGGCGGCTAGTCAGAATGCTAAAGGACGCAAGGGACGAATGTCCGAATGATGAAACTATCAAGGGATATGCTGAGGATTTATATGACGAAATCCTTGTATCTGCTGAGAAAGGAGCAAGCAATGACGGAAAAGCTGATAAAAAGTAAGCAACGTGTAAAAGACTTTGCGGAAGTGTTTACGCCTAAGCATATCGTCAAGGATATGTGCGATTTAGTACCCGAAGAGATGTGGGTAAATGTCGAAACAACGTTTTTAGAGCCTGCTTGCGGTACAGCTGATAGCAGAACAGATAGAAGTGGGCAGAATGGCGGATTTCACATTAAAAGAGGTTGCTGTATGACCTGCTCTCACTGCGGCAAGACCGCAGAGCAAAATAACAACTGGGTATTATGCCCGTACTACAAATATGCACCGGTGTGCATGACGCACTACTACAGCGACTGCAAGCGGTTTGACAGTGCAGTCGGAAAGTGTATATACACGCTTAGAAAAGCAGAAAGGAACGGTAAAAAGTAATGCCGGAAATAAAAACGCATTGGAAATTGCTTACGAATCCGAATTACCTCGGAGCGTACTCGCTTCCGAACGGTCAGGACATAGTAGTCGTAATTGATTATGTCCGCCGAGAAGAAATAGTAGGCGTAAACGGTAAAAAAGAATATGAGGTAGTGGCGCACCTCAAAAACGGTCAGAAACCGTTTATACTGAATAAGACAAATATGAAGCAGATACAGAAGCTGTACAACGCTCCATATATAGAAGACTGGGCAGGCCGTGCCATACAGGTATACTTTGATCCGACCGTGAAATTCGGCCGTGAAACAGTCGGTGGACTACGGATACGTCCGACAGTACCGCAGATAGCTCAGACCGAAAGGACTTGTGCCGACTGCGGGAAAGAAATAGCAGGAAACGGCAAATTCTCTGCCGAGCAGATAGCTCAGATGTCATACGATAAGTACGGCAAAAGTCTTTGCTGGGACTGTTCACTGGCAGAAAAACAGAAGATTGAAAGCAGAAAAGCACCCGACGTATTAGGAGGTAACACATGAAAACAACAAAAATCAAGATCAAAAACTTATTTGGCATATCGGAAACCGAGCTTGACGGACAGTCGGTTGAGATAACCGGTACGAACGGCGCAGGCAAGACATCTGTAATTGACGCTATACGCTATGCGCTGACAAACCGCTCCGACCGCTCTTTTGTACTCAAAAAAGGCGAGAATGAGGGAGAGATCATCATAGAAACCGACAGCGGATTGTACATAGACCGCAAGAAGAGAAGCGGACAGGCAGATTATAAGTCTATCAAGGAAGGCGGACGTGATGTTCCTGCTCCCGAAAGTTTCTTGCAGTCGATATTCACGCCACTGCAGATAGATCCTGTCAAGTTTATCGCTCTCCCCGAAAAAGAACAGAACAGAATAATCCTTGATATGATAGATTTCGACTGGGATCTGAACTGGATAAAGGAACAGTTCGGTGAGATACCGATCGGCGTTGATTATCAGCAGAACATTTTACAGGTACTCTCAGACATTCAGAGCGATCACGGCAACTATTTCATTGCAAGACAGGATATTCAGCGTGAAATGCGCCATAAGCGGGCGTTCATCGAGGACATAGCAAAAGACATACCCGAACATTTTGACGCTGAAAAATGGGACAGATACGATGTTGGCAGCGTATATGCAAAGATAACGGAAGCACAGCGCAACAACAATCTTATCGACCGTGCAAGAGCTTTTATGGACAGCTATAACAACAAGGTAAGGGGCTATGAGGCTGAGAAGGAAATAGAGCTTTCTAATGAAAAGAGCCGTATTTCTGCCGAAAAGGAAAGCCTTATCGCTGAGATTGAGCGCAAAAAGGCGGAGATAAAGGCGGCTGAGGAAAAGCTCGGTACATTCGATACAATCTATGCGGATAAGCTGGCGGTCGCTGAAGCTACCTACCGTGAAAAGATAGCAAAGCTTGACGGCGATATGAAAACAGCGCAGGACTGCCTTTCAAAAGAGCGGATAGACACATCAGAGCTTGAAGCTGAGGTAAAGACAGCAGAAGCGATGAAAAAGCATCTGAACGAATATAACCGCATGGTGAATATGGAATCAGAGGTCAAGGCGCTAAAAAACAAGGCGGACAAGCTGACAGAGAAGATAGAGCTTGCACGCAGTCTGCCGGGTATGATACTTGAAAATGCAACGATACCGATCGAAGGTTTTACAGTTGAAAACGGCATACCTCTTATTCACGGCTTGCCTGTCAGCAATCTTTCCGAGGGTGAAAAACTGAATCTTTGCATTGATGTTACCGTTTCAAAGCCTAATGCTTTACAGCTGATACTTATTGACGGCACAGAAAAGCTCAGCACCGAGAACAGACAGCATCTGTACGAAAAGTGCAAGGAAAAAGGCTTGCAGTTTATCGCTACAAGAACAACGGACGGAGAGCTGGAGGTAAACTACTTATGATAGAAGTAAACTCGGAAAATTATTTCAGCACTGAGATGAACAGAAAATATATGGGCTCATCTCAGTTCAAGGCATTCAAGAAATGCGAAAGCTCGGCACTGGCTGAACTTAACGGAGAGTACGAGAGGGAGGTTACGACTTCTCTCCTTGTCGGCTCTTACGTTGACGCACACTATGAGGGGACGCTCGACATTTTCAGAGCGCAACACCCTGAGATATTCACACGAAACGGCGATCTGAAAAGCGAATACAAGCACGCAGAAACTATGATACAGCGTGCAGAAAGAGATGAGCTGTTTTCAAGGTATATGGCAGGCGAAAAGCAGGTTATCTTCATCGGTGAGATAGCCGGTGTGCCGTATAAAATCAAGGTTGACAGCTATCATCCGGATAAAGCGATAGTTGATCTGAAGTGTGTTAAGGACTTTGACGAGGTATATAACTCTGAGCTTGGAGCATGGCAGCATTTCATTGATTACTGGGGCTATGACATACAGGGTGCGATCTATCAGGAAATCGTAAGGCAGAATACAGGCAAAAGCCTGCCGTTCTATATAGCGGCGATAACGAAACAGAAGCCTGAGCCCGACTTGCAGTTATACTACATACCGCAGGAAACTCTTGACGAGGCGCTCTTTACAGTAAGGACCTTATCGCCACGTTACAAGATGATAAAGGAAGGTAAACTGACACCCCAGAGGTGTGAAAAGTGCAATTACTGCCGTCACACTAAGGTGCTTTCGGAGATCATAAACTACAGGGACGAGATAATCGACAGCAATATTGAGGATATGGAGGACTAAATGTACAACAAGGCAATTCTTATGGGGCGTATCGTAAACGACCTTGAACTTAAATCCACTCCGTCCGGAGTATCTGTGCTGTCATTCAGAATAGCGGTTGACCGCAGATATCAGACAAAAGGCGAAGAAAAAAAGACAGATTTTCTTAACATTGTTGCATGGCGTAACGAAGCGGAATTTATATCAAGATATTTTGCTAAGGGACGTATGATACTCATTGAGGGCGAAATTCAGACGAGAAGCTATCAGGACAAGAACGGCAATACAGCATACGTTACCGAAATAGTTGCTGACCGTTCGACATTCACGGGTGAGAAGAAGGATAGCAGTTCTTCCGGTACGACAGGTTATATGCCCGCACCTGCGGCTGCTTCGTATAATGCACCAACCACTCCGGCAAGCTCGGCAGTAGTAGCACCCGATGACGATGATGATGATTACCCATTTTAAGATACAAGAGAGGTAAAAGCCAATGGCGATAGATGACATTGAAAAGTTAAAGCCGGTCGAGGAATTTACGAAAGAAGATTTTCTTACCGGACTTGAGCCATATCAATACTGCTGTGCTTTTATTGACGATCCATTCGAGTTTGAGCGTGCAAAGGCAAGAGTAACCGAGCGGGCGGCAGAGCTTAAAATCAGAAGCTTTATGACCCTGCTCGGCAACTATTGCCGAAAATACGAGAAAAACCTTTCAGAGACCTTTACTGCTACAAACTTCCCGCTCCAACCGGTTCAGCTCATCTGCGGTAACTATATATGTGACTACACCGGAGTATCGCTTGACGGTGAAACCGTGTGTTCACACCCGATAATGCCGATAATGCGGCTTTGCAACATCGATACAGGTGTCGAAAAGATAAAGATAGCCTACTCGCGAGGTGGAAAAGCGTTCCGATATCTGATCGTTGACCGCAAGACGATATCATCGGCGAATAAAATCGTTGACTTATCGGATAGCGGTATAGCGGTTACTTCGGAAAGTGCAAAAGCACTTGTAAAGTATTTTGCGAAAATCGAACAGCTTAATCCTGAGCTACTTCCCGAAACCGAGTGCGTTACTCGCATGGGCTGGATAACGCAGGCAGACGAACAGCTTGATTTTGCACCGTACATCGACAGCATAGCGTTTGACGGCGAAGCAGAGTATAAGAAGCATTATGACAGCGTAAAGACGGCGGGAGATATTCGTAAGTGGTATGAGGTAATATATCGTAATATACGCCTTAAGTCGGTAGCGGCCAGAATGGTCTTTGCTTCCTCGCTTGCATCTGTACTTGTAAAGCCGCTTGGCTGTAACTGCTTCTGGGTGCACCTCTGGGGCGAAACAGAAAGTGCAAAGACAGTTCTTGCGATGACTGCGGCGAGTATATGGGGCAACCCCGAAATAGGCGATTATATCATGACTTTTAACGCTACAACCGTCGGCATGGAAAAAACGGCGGCGTTTTATAATAATCTGCCGTACATACTGGACGAGCTGCAGATTATCAACGACAAGCGAGATCTGGACAATCTGATATATATGCTGACCGAAGGCTCAGGCAGGAGCAGAGGTAACAAGCTCGGCGGACTTGACGCAGTGCCGAAATGGAAAAACGCAGTAATAACAACGGGCGAGCGTCCGATTACAACAGCACGCTCCGGTGGCGGCTCTGTAAACAGAGTTATCGAAATCGAGTGCAAGGAAAAGTTTTTTGATGATCCAAGACACGTTGCAAACACGGTAAAAGCAAACTACGGAGCGTTTGGCAAAATGTTTGTGCAAAAGCTGATAAAAGACGGCTTCGGACACGCTGAGGAGATGTTTGACAGTTATCAAAAGAAACTGATAGCCGATTACGACATCATGCAGAAACAGGCACAGAGCGCCGCTCTGATACTCACAGCGGACACCCTGATGTGCGAGATGCTTGACGTAGAAGAAACGGCACTGAAAACGGAAGAAGTAGCCGAATTTTTGAAGACTAAGGCTTCCGTAAGCGTCAATCCAAGAGCATATGAGCATATATGCAGTTTTGTCGCTTTAAATTCGACACGCTTTATATACAATCCGGACAAACCCGTTGATCAATGGGGTGTCCTTTCGGGCGATAGGCGAGAGGTATATATTGCCGCATCTGTGTTCCGCAAAGCGTGTGAGGACGAGGGTTACAATTCGCAAGCGCTGTTATCGTATCTGCGTGATAACCGCCTTATCGAGATAGACAAAGCGGGCAAAAACACTGTAAACAGGAGGATTAACGGCCTGTGTACACGGTGTGTGCATCTGACGCTTCCGTCAGAAGATGATGAAAAATACGACGATATAGATTTTTAAGCGTTACACCTGATACACCAAAGTTACACATCATGTGTAACAGCTAAACTGGCTCTGCAAGCGGTTTTGAGAGCAATGTTACACATGTTACACCTTTTTCGGATATAACGTTATATTCTGTATAAACAATTTTATCATTGTGTTTATATAGATTTTTCCTATAGGAAAATGCATTTTTAGGTGTAACGGTGTAACAAGGTGTCTTAATTGCAGTCATAGAGCGGTTTCACAGCGTTACACCTATAGTGTAACAGCTGTGTAACAGGTGTAACCGAGAAAGGAGGACAACACGCAGATATATGCAACTATATGACTATCAAAGCACTCTGATAGATAACCTGTCACGATCTTGGCGTGAGGGTTATAAACGACCGTGTATCGTCCTTCCGTGCGGAGGCGGTAAGTCGGTCATAGCGTCAGAGATAGCAAAGCGTACAACGGACAACTGTAACCGTGTACTGTTTATGGTGCACAGGCAGGAATTGTGTGACCAGATATACAGCACGTTTAACGGATACGGTGTTGATATGGATTTATGCTCTGTCAATATGGTGCAGACTATATCACGGCACTTACAGGATACTAAGCAACCTACACTGATAATAACAGATGAGAATCATCACTGCGTTGCGAGTACATATCGCAAGGTATACGAAGCGTTTCCGAAAGCGTACTGCGTGGGGCTGACGGCGACACCGGTACGACTTAACGGCGGTGGGCTGGGAGAGATAAACGACAAGCTCATAGAAGGTCCTACAGCAAAGTGGCTGATAGAAAACAACAGGCTTGCACCGTATCGGTATTATGCTCCTGCTCTTGCAGATTGCTCACGACTGACATCACGGTGTGGCGATTACTCGGCGGAAGATGTTGAATTGCTGATGGACAAGCCTAAGATATACGGCGATGTTATAAAGTTTTACAAGCAGTTATCGGACGGCGGTAAAGCAGTATGTTACTGTGCAACGATAAGGCACAGCACAGCAATGGCACAGCAGTTTTGCGACGCTGGTATACCGGCACGGCATATTGACGGTAGCACACCTAAAGCAGAGCGTGCACAGGTAATATCAGACTTCAGAACAGGTAAGATTAAGATACTCTGTAACGTTGATCTTATATCCGAAGGGTTCGATGTTCCAGACTGCTCGGTGTCTATACTCCTTAGACCTACAAAGTCATTAACTCTGTACATACAGCAATCTATGCGCTGTATGCGGTATCAGCCGGGTAAGACAGCTATCATCATAGATCATGTCGGAAACGTACACAGACACGGACTACCGGACGCAGAACGCAAGTGGACGCTTGAACCGAAAGCGCCGACGAAGAAGCAAGCACAAGCAGAGATCAAGATAAAGCAGTGCCCTGAGTGCTATTTTACTCACGAGCCTGCAGATGTCTGCCCAAATTGCGGACATGTCTATGAAAAAACACAGCGTGAAATCAAGGAGCAGCAGGAAGCAAAGCTGATTATGATTACGAGTGAGTATCAGGACGTTACTCAGTGCAGGAGTATACAAGAGTTATATGCATACGCAAAAATCAAAGGTTACAAGCCCGGATATGCGTATGTGAAAGCTAAAGAATGGGGCTGGTTCAGATAAAAGAAATTGATATACAGAACAGCATACGCCTTGCGTTAAGCGGAAAGTGCATTATCTTCCGTGCAAATGTCGGTGTGTTCAGCACAGCGGACGGAAGAACGGTATCAACAGGACTTCCTAAAGGTTTTTCAGATCTGTTCGGGTATCGAAAATCTGATTGCAAGGCGGTATTTATCGAAGTGAAAACGGCAACAGGCAAGGTAAGACCTCAACAGGAGCAGTTTCTGAACGCTATGAAAGGCTATGGAGCTATCGCAGGGGTATGCAGATCAGCGGAGGAGGCGCTTAAACTGATAGATGACGGCTGATGAGATAATCGAGCTTGCAAAACACAATACACCGCTCCCGGATGATGCAACGCTTGCGGAAGGGTTGCTGTACAAGTCAATGCGTCTGACGTATGCGGCGTTCCGTGAGGGCGAGATAACAAAGGAACAGGGTGCACAAGAGCGCAAGCAGGCGGTAAAACAGTTTGACAAGTACCAGCTGTACGAAAAAGCGTACAGAAACAATGCAAAGCGTGGCAAAGCAATAGGTAAGTTGCTATGCGAAGTGAATAAACACGGCTGTGAACTGTGTAAAAGAATGGCTAAAATTTATGACGGAAGAGAGGCTCTGAAGGATGATAGGTGACGAGAATAAGTTTGACGGAGAAAAGATAAGACTTGACTTGGTAGAGCCAAGTCTTATTGAAGCAATAGGTAAGATAAGGACTTACGGTGTCAAGAAGTATACCGATGAGCAGTCATGGAAGAAAGTCGAGAAGCAGCGCTATATAGCGGCGGCTATGCGGCACTTTGAAGCGTATCGCAAGGGCGAAATCAATGATACCGAAAGCGGTATGCCGCATTTATGGCATTGTGCTTGTAATCTGATGTTCCTTATCGAGCTTGACAGCCCGGCAGAAAAGCAGACGTTCAGCGATGGCTTCGACCTCGACAACGAGGTAAAGTGCGGATATTGTAAATATCACAGCACGAAAACACAGCATTGTATACGAAAAGCGGAAGTCACGGATGATAAGTATTCGTGCGGAATGGGGGTACTTAGGAAATGAAATCACATATTGCAGGAAGCAGTCTTACAAGCAAGGCAAGCCTTGAAGACGCAATCAAACACGGCGAAATGCAGGAGTTATTTGCATTATATCGTATCTGCATTGCCATTGCCGCTAATGAGGCGTTCGGCTTCGGCAACGATCGCCTGAAGAAGCTGTTTGACGCAATAGACGAGGCTATGCAGGTCTTTGATGATTACGCAGGCTGCATAGGCGTGAGTAAGGCAAGAGGGTATCTTGATATGGATACAGGCATTACAAAGCTGTTACAGATAGCAGAGAGCAGAAATATAGACCTTGCTTATATCGCAGGTATACGGATTATGGAGGTATAGAAGATGGAAAAGTTTGATAAGTTGAACATTGAAACGCTTGGTAAAATTATTGATCAGTTTTTGACCGAAAACGAAGTAAATATGCTGATAACGCTTCCGAAAGGATCTTTAGATGCGCAGATACAAGAAAATATAAAACTTGGAAGCGTAGTACGGTTTTATATTTTTCTGAACTGCATAAAGCCGATAGTTGATGAATTTGCAAAAGAAGCGAAAATCGACAAAACGTCTGCAGAATGGGAAGGAATTGTCGATACATATCTTGCTATGATCAAGAAAGAAATAATTGAAGGAGGAAAAAAATATGAGCGAATGGATAAGCGTGGAAGATAGACTTCCTGAAAAACAGTCGTGGAATCACATCGCCATCCTTGACACAAAAACAGGCAGAATCAGTGTAGAGCAAGACTTATATGCTATTGAAACGGCCGAAAAATTTAAGCAGAAAAAAGGGTTTTGCAAAGATGGAAGATTTAACGGTCGTGAAGTCGTCATTGCTTGGATGCCGTTTCCTGAACCGCCGATAAGTAAGCAGGTAACGAGTAGTAAACGCAAACCCGCAACCGAAACCTGCCTGTTCTGTGGGCAGGCAATACCGAAGGGGATAAAGTGTGAGGACAAGCTTCCGCCGGATCAGGAAGAGGTGTTAGTATGCACTGTGTCACAAAAAGGAATACGCAACATTGATAAAGGATATTGGTCTATCGATCATTTTATCCATAGAGGGCGTGCACGGGTTACTCATTGGATGCCGCTTCCAGAAGCGCCTAAGGAGGAATAAATGAAAGCCTGGATTGTAAACGAAAAATATGAAACAGCTTCTGCAGTTGTTTTCGCCGAAACACGAGGTAAAGCAAAAGCGCTCGCATTATGCACAAGCAGCTGTGAGGACGCAAATTTCTGTGATATTGAAGTCAGCCGAGTGCCTGAAATGGACAAGTATTACGCTGAGGGAAAAACAGAAATGGACTGGTCAGATCCGAAAGACAGAATTGCATTGGTGAAAGAATGCGGATTTTACTGTGAAGATCCGATAGCAGAATGTTGCGAATCCTGTCCTGCAAAAGATCTTTGCGATGAGGCAGCGCAGAAAGAGGAGGAAAAATGAAAGCTGTATTAAAATATCCCGGCGCAAAGTGGCGAATATCCGAATGGATTATCTCACATTTTCCCGAACACAAAGTATACTGCGAGCCGTTTTTCGGCAGCGGAGCAGTATTTTTCAACAAACCGCAAACCTACATAGAAACGATAAACGATATAGACGGGAATATCGTAAATCTTTTTAAGGTTTGCAGAGACAACCCGGAGGAGCTCGCACGGCTAATAGAATTTACGCCGTTTGCCAGAGAAGAATTTGAGAATTGTTACGATAAATCGGATGATTCCATAGAACAAGCTCGGCGAACGCTCGTGCGGTATCATCAGTCTTTCGGAACGAGCAACAGCAGTAAAAAGTCGTGGAGAAATGTTCAGACCTACGGAGGGCCGAGAACAGCAACCATGTGGAACTATCTGCCCGGAAGAATATCGGAGATTTGTGCAAGGCTTAAAGAAGCACAGATTGAAAATATCGACGCAATAGAGTTAATACGGCGCTACAACGATGAAAATACGCTTTTATATTGCGATCCGCCCTATCTGCAGAGCCTTAGAAAGAAAAATATGTATTCGTGCGAATTGTCGGAGGAGTACCACATAAATCTGCTGAGTGTACTTAAAGAAAGCAAGTCCAAAATCGTGTTGAGCGGGTACGATAGTCAGCTGTACAACTCAATGCTTTCAGGGTGGAATACCGATGAGAAGCAGACAACGGCTCAGATGGGTAAACATCGAGTAGAAAAAATATGGTTTAATTTTTGAGAGGAGGACGCAGAATGACATTATCAGATTTAGAAAAATACCGTGCAAATTGTGAGCTGCTTGAATGTATAGACAGGCAACTCGGCAAGAAAAAAGTGCTGATAAGCACTCAGGGTTCTGCAGGACCGCCGGCATATCAGCTTGTGACAAAAAAGGACGAGGGTTATATACACGGGCTTGGCACTGTATCGCTTCTTAATGAGAAAAGCCGTATAGAAGCCGAAAACGAGAAAATATGTGCTTTTATAGACGCAATACCGGTCAGAAGATTTCACAAGGCGCTGAAGCTGTATTGCATAGGCTGTGGATCTAAGACGTTTACATGGGACGAGGTTGCAGGTATGTGTGATGAAACGAGCGGAGAATCATTACGCAAGGCATTGGACAGATATTTCAAAGAATTGTCCGCTGATGTCCGTTAATGTCCGCAAATGTCCGCCGTTGTCCTATTGATGTCCGAAATCGAGTGTGCTAAAATTAGAATGGGAAAACTACAACAATAAGTTTTCCTCCTGAAGCACGGTACATAAACTGTAAGACATTTGAGTATATTGCCTGTGAGATGCACTACTCGTATAAACAGATATGCCGGCTTCACGGTAAAGCACTTCTGAGAGTGCAAGATGTCCTTGAATGTCCTATTGCATCTGTGATATGATTACGATAGAAAAGAAGCGAAAGCGTAGTGACCGAAGAACGGCTAATAAGCCGCCAGGTCACCTTTTCTATCAACTATGCGTACAAGAGTATCCATTTGACCTCCTTTTTCTTAGTCGAGCCGTCCGCTCTTCTGATTCTTTCGTGCGGACGGTGGCGAATACTTCAAGCACTCTGCAAAGGGTGCTTTTCTTATATCTTAAATTTATGTTAAAAGCATGTTCAATATGTGGCAAGATCCACAAGCCCGGAGAATGCACAGCCGGGATAAAATACACACAGAAGATACGGGACAGCGAAGCCGACAGGTTTCGTAACCGCAAGATATGGCGCAGAAAAGCCGATGAAATACTTGAGCGTGACGGTCACTGCTGCAGGGTGTGCCTGTCGGCAGGCGTTATCAACAGCACGGACCTGTCTGTGCATCATATCGTACCGCTAAAGGTCGATTATGACCGCAGGCTTGATAACGACAACCTTATAACGCTGTGCCGCTATCATCACGAGGCGGCGGAACGTGGGCGTATCAGCAGGCAGGAACTGGCAATTATGACTTGTACCGTCGATTTTTCACACCACAACATATAGTGGTATAATGCTATACACCACAATATATAGTGTACCCCCCTACCCTTGCGATTTTTGAGGGGTTCCGGTCTGACATCTGACCGCCACCTCTTTACACAATATATTCCCGATATGACTTTGAGAGGAGTGAGTATATGCCCAGAGGAGCAAAAACAATAGAAAACTGTGCGGGACACAGGACAAAAAAAGAAAAAGAAGTCCGTGATAAAGCCGAAGCGGCTATGCTCACAGGGCAGAAGTGTTTTGAGCGTGACTGTGTAAAGGCTGATCCGGTAGCGCACAAGGAGTACCTGCGGCTGACAAAACTGCTCAGCAAGATACAGAAGAACGATGCACTGTACGGAGCAAGTATCAACCGATATTGCGAGTTGTACAGCGAAGTGAACGCTGTCAAAGCAGACGCAGTAACACAGAGAGCGGTGCTGTCGAAGATTGAGATAGCCTTTAATAATTTATCGGATGAGGAAATAACAGGCGATGAACTGATGAAGTTTACAAAGCTGATGTCCGGAGCTCTTGCAAAGATAGCCGACCTCGACAAGATTATAATGCAGAAGCGAAAAATGATGAGCGACATTGAAAAGGAAAACGGCTGGACGGTACTTTCCGCTATCAGAGCAATACCGAAGCAGGCGGAAAATTCCGAAGATGACGCTTTAATGAAGATATTACAGGGAGGTGAGAGCAGTGAAACTGTTTGATAAGATATTCAGACGTGACACTGAAGGCACTGATATTGAAGTGGCTTTCGGGCTAAAGCAGATAAGCAACATAACACGGGAACAGGCGCTTGAGATCCCTGCGGTTTCGGCGGCTGTTAATTTTATAACCGGCACAATAGCAAGTCTGCCGATAAAGCTGTATAACAGCAATGACAAGGTTCAGACAGCGGCGGAAATCACTGAGGATAACCGCTTGTATCTGCTGAACGAAGAATCGGGCGATACTCTGAACCCGACAGAAATAAAGCGTGCGGTTATCCGTGATATGCTCCTTGACGGAACGGGATATATGCACATAGAGCGGAGCGGAAACGAGGTTTCGGCTCTCCGATACGTCCGTGACAGTGCTGTAAGTGTGGAGAAAAATTCGGACGCAATCTATAAGACGCTCCGTATGCTTGTTGACGGCAGAGTGTACAATCCGTGGGATTTCGTCATTCTCAGTCGTAACAGCGTTGACGGAGGAAAGGGAGTAAGCATACTTGCCGAGAATTCTACGCTCTTGACATCAAGCTATATGCTGTTACAGCTTGAAAAGGCGATGAGCCGCAGGGGCGGTAACAAGAAGGGCTTTCTGCGCACTGAACAAAGAGTAGACGATAACGCATTACAAAAAATCCGTGAAGCATGGAGAAAGCTTTATAGCAACAACGGTGACGGTATGATGATACTGCAGAACGGGCTCGACTTCAAGGAAAGCAGCTCCACCGCTGTTGAGATGCAGTTAAATCAGAACAAGGTGACAAATGCCGAGCAGATAGCAATGCTGTTTGGCTTATCTCCCGATGTGCTGTCGGGCAGAGCCGATGACAGAACGTATATCAACAGCATAAGGACAGCCGTTCTGCCTGTTGTTTCTGCGTTTGAAATGGCGCTCAACAGGTCACTATTGCTTGAAAAAGAGAAGCATAACAAGTATTTTATCATAGATACTTCCGAGCTTCTGAAAGCGGATATTCTGACACGCTATCAGGCTTATCAGATAGGACTTGCAGCAAACTTCTTACAGCCGGACGAGATACGCTTCAAGGAAAATCTTGCGCCGCTCGGACTTGACTTTATCAAGCTTGGCCTTAACGATGTGCTTTATGACCCTACGACAAAGCAGATATACACACCGAATACCGACAGTCACGCTAAAATTGATGATGCGGGCTTGCAAAACGGCGGTGAGGGTGATATAATAGCAGAAAAGAGATACAACGATAAGCACGATGAAAAAGGGCGGTTTGCAAGTAAGGGCGGCGGTGCGATCAAATCCGTTACGGTAAGCGAGGACGGCACGGTAACAACGGTTTACAAGCTGCAGGCTAAAACAAAATATGCACCGTCACCGCAGAGAAATCACAGCGGTATACAGGTAAAGCCAAAGACTTATGCAAAGCTGTGCGGAGAGTTTAATACGAAGTATCCGGGAAGTAGAAAAGGATTTCAAGGTACGATTTTTAAAGGAAAATATCAGTACTTGGCAACTTCAGACGGAGAAGGCGGAGTGATTATAAACCGTAAAATTAAATTGTGATAGGAGAATTTGAGTATGACAAAACGACAATTTGAAAAGTATAATACGGCATATCAAAGTCTTTTAAAACAGCGGTATATAGAAAAAATACCTGAAAACAATGACACCGATGACAACTATGATCTGTTTAGTAAATTTCTGTTTGTCTTAGTTGCTCCCGAACAATATGAAGTAGAGCCTTTAATGCTGGAATATGTGAAGAATCACGAAGACGCAACTGTGGAAGAATTGCTGTCTTACTTTGACAATATCGCTCCTCCCGGCTTACCTCCATGCGCTTCTGAATGGGAAGATGACGAGGACGAAGAATGAAATTGAATATGACGACCGCTCTTTAAGGGCGGTTTTCTTATACCCGTGTGCAATCGATTGCACTTGACTTGAACACAAACTTTGCAAAAACAGCCGTTTTTTGTGAAGTTCGGTGCAAATTTGAACGAACTTAATAATTTTACCGCTCCACGAGGGCGGTATTTTTATACCTGAAATACGAAAGTGAGGTTTTTAAACATGAACAAAATTAAGAAAGTTATTATTGCCGCAGTCGGTGTTTTACTGTCAGCGGTTCTTCTGTGTGGTTGTACGGAAGCTGACAGAGTGACGTACAATGTGCAGAAAGAAGCTGATAATTTCAATGTCACAAGGCGGCTGTCGGTTATAAACGCAAGAAGCGATAAACCTGTACTTGAAATTATCGGCAACTTTTCTCTTTCAAACAACAGCAAAAATGAGCTGGTTGTAACAATAGAAACAGCTCCAAATGTGTATAAAGTTGATTATGTGTATCTTAACGACTGGACAATGTACACTGTAGAAGATGTAAGTGGAGCGTATGTTGACAAATATCATTACGAGATCAATTTCTTGCCTGAAATGATTGTGCCGATTACATTCACAAGCAAAGACTGATAATTTTACCACTCTGCAAAGAGCGGTATTTTTATACCCACAACACAGAAAGGAGTGATAAAAATGAAAATTGAAATCCGTTCCGCTGATCTTATGCACATCAGCGGATATGTAAACGCTGTCGAGCGTGACAGCAAGCGTCTGCCTGCATCAATGGCACCGGGTATGACAACGCCGTTTGTTGAGCGCATCGTAAGCGGTACGTTTGCGAAAAGCCTTAAAGATCACCCAAAGGTCGAACTGAGGTTCAATCACAGTAAGGTGCTTGATACTACAGACGGAACGCTTGAACTGCGTGAGGACAGCATAGGACTTCACGCAGAAGCCGACATCACCGACAGAGAAGTTATTGCAGAAGCGAGAGCAGGACATCTGACAGGGTGGAGTTTCGGCTTTTCGGGAGCACAGGCACACATTGAGCCGTGTGACGAGGGTGTACAGCGCAGAATGATTACGGGGCTGACACTGCACGAGGTGTCAATTCTCAACTGCAATCCCGCTTACATCGCCACGTCAATAGAAACGAGAGGCGAGGAAACGACCGTGACGGAACAGCGCAGTGCCGGAAATGATACGGTCGAGGTAATAGGTGAAATCCGGGAGTTTATCCCCGATTACAACAAGGAAATAGAAATCTTACAGCTTATGTCGGATTACTCCGACGGAAAGGAAACAGTATGAATTTAAAAGCACTCATTGAAAAGAGAAATGCTCTTATTGCCGATATGAAGTCACTCTGTGATAAGGCTACAGTAGAAACAAGAGCGATGACAGCAGAGGAGCAGACAGACTATGACGCTAAGAAGTCGGAAGTCGAGGCACTGAACAAGACAATCCGCTCAATCGAGGAGCAGAACGCTCTTAATCTGAACTCTGCAAAGTCAGACGGCACAGCAACCGACAAGAAGCAGGCAGAGACAAGAGCTTTCGAAAACTATCTGCGTACAGGTCAGATAGTCGAAACAAGAGAAGATGTCAATCTGACAAAGGGCGATAACGGCGCAGTCATCCCTGCAACTATCGCAAACAAGATAATCCGTAAGGTTATCGACATCTGCCCTATCTATCAGATGGCAACAAGATACACGCTCGGCGGCACTCTCTCGATTCCTTATTACGACGAAGGAACGCAGGCTATCTCAATGGCGTATGCCACAGAATTCACGGACCTTGCAAGCACATCGGGTAAGTTCCTCAGCATCGAGCTCAAGGGCTATCTTGCAGGCGCACTCTCAAAGGTTTCAAGAAGCCTTATCAACAACTCGCAGTTTGACATCGTTTCTTACGTTATAAACGAGGTTTCAATTGCGGCAGCAAAGTGGATCGAAAACCAGCTTATCAACGGCACAGCAAGCAAGATAGACGGTCTCGCCGCAGGTGTTACACAGGTGGTAACGACTGCATCGGCAACAGCTATCACGGCAGATGAGCTTATCGACCTGCAGGAAACGATCCCCGACGTATATCAGGATAACGCCTGCTGGATCATGAACAAGGCTACAAGAACCGCTATAAGAAAGCTCAAGGACAACGAGGGTAGATATATCCTTAATCCCGATGCAACGGCAAAGTGGGGCTATACGCTTTTCGGCAAGCCCGTATACACAACCGACAGCGTATCGGCTATTGCTTCCGAAAAGACAGCTATCTACTACGGCGATATGAGCGGTCTTGCCGTAAAGACCTCCGAAGATGTGTCTATCCAGATACTCAACGAAAAGTACGCAACACAGCACGCTGTCGGCGTTATTGCCTGGGTGGAGATTGACGCAAAGGTCGAGAATGCCCAGAAGATTGCCGCTCTTAAGATGAAGAAAGCAGGAGGCTAATAATGATAGTAAAGGCAACGACCAACTTTTCGGGCACCGTCAGTATGGCAAAGGGCGAGGAGCGTGAGCTCCCTGCCGGTCCTGTGCTGAACGACCTGCTCTCCTGCGGGTACATAGTGCCTGTAGACAAGGAGGAGAAAAGTGAAGCTAAGCGAGGTAACAAGCGCAAAGATTAAAGCATTCTGCGGTGTCAGCGATGACGAGGACGGAATGCTTGAAATTTGTGCCGGAGCGGCGAAATCCTATATCAAGGGTTATACGGGGCTTGATGATACTCAGATAGACGAATACGAAGACATCACGGTGGCTTACTTAGTGCTTATAAACGATATGTATTCCTCCCGTGACTTCTCGTCCGACAGAGCGTCACAGAACCCCGTGACCGCTCAGATACTCGCCCTGCACAGCATAAATCTGCTGAACGGAGTGAATGAAAATGACATTTAACAGAAAAATCACGCTCATATCCTCCGAGCAGAAAAACGGCTCGCAGGGCAAAGCGGACAGGGCGGTAAAGACCGTATACGCAAAGGTTTCCGAGCCTGGCGTAACGGCAAAATATGCCGCCGAAACAGCAGGGTACAAGTCGGAACTTACGGTGTATATGTGGAGACGTGAATACAGCGGTCAGTCTGTCGTACAGATTGACGGCAGGCGGTATCACGTCGAAACAACCGGAGCGGCCGACAGCGACCTGCATATAAAGCTGATACTGGCGAGAGGAGGCTGACAATGATAACAGAAAAGATTGATTCGGCACTCTCGGCGGTATTTGAGCATTTTTACAGCTATATGCCTGAGTTTGAGGACGGCGAAGAGCCGGATAAGTATGTGGTGTACAATTTATCGTACAGAGATACGTTCTACAGCTCCGGCAGGGCAAATATACGGCAGTATGCGTTGTCTGTGAGCGTTTTCTCTCCACAAGCAGACATTGAGCTGTATGACAAAACGCAGACGGCGATAGAGAATGTAGGCGGTATATTTACCGGCACTACCGATCTGTCGCAGTTCGATGTTTATCCCAACAGAAAAATTTTAGTCATGGAGTTTACGCTCTATGAGGAAAGGACATAACTATGGCAAAAGTAATACAGGGTACAGATCGTAAGTCTGCTGTATGCACCAAGCGTTTTGCGTATGCGCCGCTGACAACGGATAACGCCGATACGCTGGCATACGGTGATGTGACCGAGATCAAAGACATACTCATCACAACAAAGTACACGCCTAAAATGAACAGCGCATCGCAGTATGCAAGCGGCGTTGAGGTTGACAGCTATGTAGCTAAGGCAGGCGGTACGCTTGACGTAACAATTGTGAACACAAACTCCGCTGACGAGGTGGCGCTTTTCGGCGCAAAGGTAAATACGTCAACAGGCGTGCTTGAAAGCGGCAAGGACGATGTTGTACCCGATGTAATGTGCATCTACAGCACTATGACATCAGACGGCAAGATAAACCTGTATAAGTTCCCCAAGTGCAAGTTCGCTTCGCAGGGCGAGAACGTACAGACGACTGATGAGAACGGCGTAACATTCAACAGCCTTGCACTGCAGGCAAACTACAAGGCGCTTATCAACACGGGTGTTGATAAGTACTGCGTAAAGGGTCTTGATCCCGTTACAGACAAGGCGAGCATTGACGCATGGTTTGCGACCGCTTCAGGCGTTATTGTAGCTGAAGTGTAAAAAAGTACAGATATGACGGGGCGGGAAACTGCCCCGAAAATTATCTACAGGTGAAAAATGGAGCTGATATTAAGATACATAGAACTGCTTGAACTATGCCACAGCGACAGGTACGACCTGTTCCTTGCCGATATGGAGCTGAGGTGTCTTGACGAAATTGGGATACTGCTCAGGTATAACTATAACCACGATCCGCATACAGGCAGATTTACAAGCGGTAACGGGGTTGACAACGGTGGTGAAAGTGGTATAATAGAACCTAAACCGACTGGAGCTAACGAGTTACAGGTTAAGGGGTTTAAGAATAAGCAGAAATTGAACAACCACTGGAAGAACGGACGTACACATAGTGATGAATACCTTATTGACGGAATTATAACTGCTGAGCAGTACGAGAAAAGAGCAGTTGAATTACTTGAGTCTCCTGTTGGTGAAAATATTTGCGGGCATATTGACAAAGACAAGAATATCATTCGTTATGATATAGCTAAAAATGACTTTGTAAAGGGCAGTATTACAAAAGGTGTTATTACAATGTATAAGCCCCAAAAAGGTCGGTCTTATTACGAACAGCAGAGAACGGAGGATTTAAAACATGGAGGAAAGGCATAAGTGTCCTGTATGTGGTAAATACGAATTTGAAGCATATAATTGCATGGATATATGTGATGTTTGCGACTGGTGCGATGATGCGATACAGGAGAGCAATCCTAAATATGAGGGCGGTGCAAACAAAATGAGCCTTAATCAAGCAAGAGAGGCTTATAAAAAGGGAATACAGATAAGATAGTAATAAACCGCCCACAGCAGTGAGCGGTTTTCTTATACCTGTGTGCAATCAATTGCACTTGACTTGAACACCAACTTCACAAAAACAGTCGTTTTTTGTGAAATTCGGCGCAAATACAAGCAAACTTAATAATTTCACCGCTCTTTGCAAGGGCGGTATTTTTATACCCAAAAAGGAGTAACAATGTTCACAGAACTTTTAAACAAGAAAATTTATATCACAGATACTTTATATCTGCGATATGACATAAAAGCGTTTATAGAAGCGGAAGAAAAAGGCATCAGCCCGTTTGAACTGACATTCCCTCTGCCGCTTGACTACATCAGAGCTGGGCTCAGATGTTGCTTTGATGAACTGGGAGCCGACTCTGTAAAGCGTTCCGAGATAGTGGCATATATGATAAAGGAATTGTCGCAGGAATACCTGCAGGACAGGGTGCTTGCCGCTACGACCGCCGCACTTCCTGCACCGATAGTGGGAAGTAAGCCGACAGAAGAAAAGCCCGATTTCAAGAAGCTTCGCAGTCTGTTTATAGATATTATGGGACGGACGGAGGAAGAATTCACATATTCCACACTGTACGAAATAACGGACAGATGGAACGACTACGCAACGTTTATGGGGTACAAAGCCCCAACAGAGAGGTTTGTACAGTATGACGATTAAAGACAGCCGTGCGTACAAATACGCCGTGTGGGCATCGCAGGACAGCTCCGGTAAGGTCGGAAGATACGTCAGAAAACAGTGCGCCGAATGGCTTAAAGCTGTCGATGACGGTTATGTAGATGTTCAGGAATGGAACAAGATAACCGCACTGCTCAAAGCCATACAGCACCCGGACTTAGGCCGTGATATGTACTCATCGCTTGAAGATTACAGCTTGCTTTTTATCTATGCGGTGCTTTGCACAAAAACAGACGGAAAACTGTATTACAGCACGGGACTGCTCGAAATCGCCCGAAAGAACTACAAGACGTTCACAGCGGCGGTAATATTCATCATCGGTATGCTGACATTGCCACGCTTTTCCCGTCTGTTCTCTGTAGCTCCCGACTTAAAGCTGTCGAGCGAGCTGAAAGTAGCTATCAAGAAAATCATAAAATCTTCACCGCTGCTTGAAAAGCATTTCAAGATTATGCGATCTGAAATACGTTGTCTGATGTGTGATACGGAGTACACTCCGCTTGCGTATAGTAAGGATAAGCTGGACGGTAAGCTGGCTCACTTGTTTCTTGCCGATGAGGTCGGAGCAATGGACGGCTATCCGGTTGAAGCAATGCGTTCCTCGCAGATTACGCTTAAGAGCAAGCTCGGAATACTTATTTCCACACAGTACCCGAATGATGATAACGGCTTGAAGGACGAAATAGATATAGCTAAGAAGCAGCTTGACGGGGTGTATAGCTCCGGCAAGAAATATTTTGCACTGCTTTACGAGCCGGACATTGAGCTTGTACCCGACTGGAAGACGAACGACAGTGTGCTGTATCAGTCGAACCCTGTAGCTGTCGATAATGCGGACTTGTTTTCGGAATTGAAAGACAACCGCCAGCTTGCCGTGCTGTATGAAAACAAGCGTGAGAACTTCCTCTGCAAGCACTGTAATATTCAGTACAAGGGTGTCGGCAGTGAGGGCTATGTTGACCTTATATCCGTGCAAAACTGCTCTGAGGACGTGCCAGACGAGTTCTGGCAGGGTAAGATAGTCTATCTCGGACTTGACCTCTCACAGACAGAGGATAACACGGCGCTCGCTATGATATGCTATCACGAAGGCAAGATATATGTTAAAGTGGTAGCGTTTGTTCCTGCCGAAAAGGTTGAGGAAAAATCGGTAAAGGAACATGTTAATTACAAGACGCATATCGCAAACGGTGATTGCTTTGCGTGCGGCGATTACATCATAGACTACGGCTTTGTCGAGAATTACATACTGACGCTGAAAGAAAAGTACGGCGTTATAATAGCTCAGCTCGGCTTCGACCGTTGGAATGCACTCTCTACAGTGCAGAAGCTCGAAAGTGCAGATGATCCGATAGAGTGCGTAGAGATACGACAGCATTCAAGCGTGCTTCACGCTCCGACAAAGTGGCTCAAGGAGCAGATACTCACGGGAAATATAGTGTTTGCAAAGAATGAACTGCTTGAGATAAATTTCAGCAACGCAAGATGTACAGAGGACACAAATTTAAATAAATACGTTAATAAAAAGCGCTCTGCCGGCAAGGTCGATATGGTGGTGTCGCTGATAAATGCGGTGTATCTGCTTCAGCAGGAGATACTTAACGGCGATTGCGGCGTGTTTGTGCAGTATTGACAATGTTCTCCGCTTGCTGTATAATGTAGGCAGAAAAGGAGGAAATACTTATGTATTTGAAATTGTTGACTACTGATTCTGCAACTAATGCCGTGAATGGTATACTTATTTTGATTATGCTGCTTATATGTGCGGCAGGCATCTATTGCTTTTATCGCTTAATAAAACGTAGCAAACAAAACGAACAGTATATTGAAGAAAGCGGCTACAAGGTCACAGATGAATTGGGTGATCTTAAAGTAGATAAAAATAATTCTGTCTGGTGGGTAAAAAACTATTTTGGTGAGCCTAAAATTCACAACTTCAACGAAGTAATCGACTATGAGCTTGTTGTAAATGACAACACTGTTAAAGGAAAAGGCGCATTTTCAAGGGCTGTTGCCGGTGGATTACTATTCGGCGGTGTTGGAGCAGTGGCAGGAGCTTCAACAGCAAAACGGGTAACTGTTATTACGGCACTATATATCAATGTGTATCTGAAAGACGGCACACTTGAAAGAATAAACTTCATTAACACCGCAACTAAAGCAGATTCTTTTACATATAACACGATGAAGGATTGTGCTGAAAAAGCCAGTGCTTTGTTTACGGCTATGATTGCGGACAATGAAAGCAAAAACGCCTCTCCTGCTTCGGCTATAAGTGCGGCAGATGAGATAGCAAAGTACAAAAAACTGCTTGATGACGGCGCAATAACCGAAGAAGAATACAATGCGAAGAAAAAGCAGTTGATGGAAATATAACGAGAGATTAAGCTCAAAACTGAATAAATCATCCACTCCGAAAGGGGTGGATTTTTTATACCCAAAACATCGAAAGGAGCGGTTAAATGTCCGATGATTTATTTACTCTTGACCTGTCCGGAATGGACCTTAAAGATCTCATTCAAGTAGTAAACGAAATGGATAGCAAGCTGAACAACAAGATCATCCCCGAAATTCTTGAAGAAGTCGGCGATGAGCTGATAGACGAAGAACGGCGAATGCTGCAGGGCAGGTCGAATAAAGACGGCTCTCCAACAAAGCTTAGCGGATTGCTGACGAAACAGATAACGAAAACAGGCAAGCTGTATAAGGTAAAAGCCGGATATGACACAGCTACAATTAAAGCGCATCCTGAAAGCGTGATTATCGAGTTTGGCAGACCGGGTAAAAAGAGCCGTAAAAAAGGCGGCAGGGATAAGCTCGGCAGAAAAATAGGCGCTGTGCAGTCATACTCGCACATCAGAGCGGCGCTTATATCAAAGAAGAAAGCAATCACGGAGCTTGCGGAAAACCGCTTCCGTGATGAAATAGAAGAACTGTGGGAAAAGGGAGGTAAAAAATAATGGCACAGGAACTTACTGCGAATTTTGGGGCAAACAGTACGAAATTTTCTAAGGGCGTACAGGAAATAAAAGCACAGATAACCGAACTTAACAAAGCCCTTGAACTCAACAAGCAGGCAATCGCAGATACAAACAAAAAAGCTAAGGAGTACGAAAAAGAACTCGATCAGCTGAAAACAGCTGAAAAAGAAAGCGGCACAGTTACAAAAGAACAGAAAGCCCGAATGTCAGAACTTGAAAAGGAGATTGATAAGGCTCGAACCAGAGCTGCACAGCTTAAAGCAGAGCAGGTTGACTTGAAAACCGAACTTAAAGAAACTACAAGTGAGCTGAAAAAACAGAAGTCAGGCGTTTCCGGTATATCCAATGAAATGGATAAGTTAAAAACTATGGTAACGGGCTTTATAGCGGCTTACGGCGGCAAAAAGCTCTGGGAAATGCTGATCGGCTCTAACGCCGAAATGGAACAGTATACAACCTCGCTTGAGGTTATGCTCGGCTCTACCGAAAAAGCGTCGGCTATGATAGAGAAGATGCGGGACTTTGCCGCAAAAACGCCGCTGACACTGGACAATGTAATATCCAGCGGTACTATGCTGATGAGCTACGGTGTGGATGAAAGCAATCTTATCGACACTATGACAAAGCTCGGAGATCTCGCAAGCGGTAATGTCGAAAAAATGGACAGAATAACGCTTGCTTACGGTCAGATGCTTGCAAAGGGCAAGGTCACAGGCGAAGAACTTATGCAGATGACGGAGGCAGGAGTACCGCTTCAGACAGCACTTGCCGAAAGCATAGGTGTAACCGGTGAAGAGTTCTCAAAAATGGTATCAAAGGGCGAGGTCGGCATAGACGCACTGAACAAGGCTATAACTGGGCTTACAACGGGTGACGGCAAGTTTGCGGGAATGATGGAGAAGCAATCCGAAACTATGCAGGGTATGCTTAGTACCTTGCAGGATAACATATCCGAGTTCTTCCGCAAAATGGGCGAGGGCGCTTTCGGAGAAGTAAAGTCGGTATCGCAAGATGTCAGCGACCAGCTGGCAGAATGGGAGCAGGACGGAACGCTTGACGAGTGGGCACAGAATTCAGGTGTATTGCTTAAAAATCTTGTTGCTTTTATGAAGCAGGCTATATCTGTAGGTCTTGACTTCAAGGAAGTAATAATAGGGGGTGCTGTGGCTCTCGGTACGTTTAAGGCTGCTATAGGAATAGGTAATGTCATAAGTGCAACAGTAGCGGCAGTAAAGAGCTTCTCGACCGCCACAAAGGTGGCAACCACAGCGCAGGCGGCTTTTAATGCTGTCGGCGCGGCAAATCAGTATGCGTTTATCGGTGCAGCCATATTATCAGTCATAGCAACTGTGGCAACCCTTGTAACCACTACAAATAATGCTACTCAGTCCGTTGAAGAATTGACACAGGCGGCTTCTGAGCTGTCTGACGAAGCGCAGAAATCTGCTGATAAAGCTAAAACACTTGAAGAAGTAATGTCAAAATATGAGGACGCTTCTACTAAAGTTCAGTCCGCCGCCGAGAAAACACAAACACTGAAAGACTTGCAGGAACAGCTTAACAGTGCCTACGGTGATACTAAGGAAGCTATAGACCTTGTGAATGACAGCTATACCGAGAATATAAAGAAACTGCAGGCGGCGACAGAAGCAGAGCGAGAAAATGCAAGGATTCAAGCGCAGGCGGCTGTAAATAAAAATAATCAGGCGCAGAGAGCGTTGACCGATGACGTAATTTCAGAAACGTCAGATTTAATGGGAAATAAACTCGGTGGCAGTGAATCTGCTATTATTGGAATAAATGGCATTAAAAACGGTTCTATAACTAATCCAAATATAAAAATCGGAAATGCGCCTGTCGGAATGGGTACGAGCGCAATGGCACCCGCCGTAATAATCGGCGGTGAAACATTTGCCGAAAAAGCGCAGGCGTATTTAGATTATGCTCACTATCTTGAATCGGTAGGACAGAAAGAATCAGAAATATACAACATAGTCGCCGAAAAACACAAGGAGTATACAAATTTATCCAAGCAAGCCGCCGAAGATGAAGCCCTCCTCGCCGCCGCAACAGAAACCACAACGAAGAAAACCGAAGAAAACACCGAAACAAAAAACAACAACATAAAAACCACCGAAGAACTCACCGACAGCACAGCGGATCTTATAAAAAATCTTAACGAGCTGGCTTCCGCCTACGCAGAGCAGGGGAAGAACGGCAATATATCTTATGACACTATGCTGAAGCTGATAGACGCAGGGTATACGCAGTGCATAAGCCTGGACACCGAAACAGGCAAAATAAAGCTGAACACAGAAGCGTACAAGGAGCTTGCAAAGGCAAAGCTTGCTTCACAGATAGCGGAGTACGATGCTAAAATCGCCGAATCAGACGATTATCAGAAAAAGTACGATGAAGCCTTTAAGGCAAATGATGCCGCAGGTATGGCGAAATACTCAAAGCTGCTTATCTCTGCCGAAATAGAGGGCGATACCGATAAGCTCAAGCGTGACGCACTAAAGGCAATGTATGACAATTTTGATACATACATGGAAGCTGGTAGTTTCAGCGGTTCGGGCAGCTCTTCATCGTCAAGCAGTTCCGATAATGAGTTTAAGAAAGCTTCGGAGGCATACAAGACTGAAGCAGACAAGAAAATAGCTCTCATAAAGCGTGAACTTGAAGCAAAGAAAGAGCTTCGTGACGCTACGATAAAAGCGATTGACGATGAAATCGAAGCCCGCAAGCGTCTGAACGAGGATAATGACCTTGAAAAGCAGATAAACGAAGTTAAAGCACAGCTGAAATACGGTCAGCTTGACGAGTTCTCCCGTGAACAGATGGAGAAAAAGTTACAGGGACTGTACGACGATAAAGCAGAAAAAGAGTGGCAGAGAAACGCACAGGCTCGTAAGGACGCCGCAAACGCAAAGTATGAAAGCGAGCAGAAAAGCTACAACAATCAGATCAGTGCAATTAACGAAAGCTTGAAAACCGTACAGCAGATAATGTCGGCTATGGCTGACGGCTCAAAAACCGTTGAAAGCATAGTCAATAACGACAATACACGAAATAACACGGCGAATGTTAACCTTATCGGTACGGCTCTGACAATGGCTCAGATAACAAAGGCTGTCAAAGACGCACTGATGGATGATATTGTAATCAGATAGGAGAAAAGTATGGAGAAAATCACATTTTCAACCGTTCTCGGCACGGCGGTGACTATCGATGATGTTAATACATCATCCGACGCAGACGGATACATACCGCTCCACCTGCTTAGCTTTGAGGGAAATGCTCTCGGATATAAGCATGACAGCTCCGAGCGTGTAGGCTTTGACGGTGCGGGATTTTACGGCGCAAAAGCAAATATCCGTACTATCACCGCAGAAATCGCTCTGCTTCCTCGCAGCGGAAAGCCGGCTACGATGTATGAACTTCGCAGAAAGCTCCTGCGGTACTTTCCCTCCGGTGTTGAAGGTACGCTGAAATACACGAACAGCGCCGGTAAAACGTATCAGATTGAGGGCGTTGTCAGTGAGCTTCCTGCGGTAGAACGGCAGGTAGGAGTGCTGTGTACAGCGAAAATATCTATACTGTCGTATGTGCCGTTCTGGCGTGTGAAAGCAACAGACGTTGATGTGTCAGCCGCCGCAGGAAAAACGCAGGATATTAGCTTCACTGCCGGCACAGAAGAAAAGATACCTGCTATGCTTTACATATCGGCACCTGTCAGCATGGCAGGCACTGACACGCATTCAGCTATAATTACGCTTAGCGGTCAGGATAAAGCGATACCGTACAGCTATATGAGTATTACCGGAAAAGAGCCACAGCGGGGTAGCAAAACGATAACCGGAGAACTTCAACTGACAAAATATCTGAGTACAAGCGAAACAGTAAATATCGACTGGGGACTTCTCGGCAAGGTGTATATACCGCCTGTACAGCGCTCTTTTATCGATCTGATAAAGTCAACGTCTCAGTATGTATATCCCGGCACTAACACTTTATCGGTGAAGAATAATGCAACAGCGGGTACGATAAAAGCAAAGCTTGTGCGTTTTGATTATGTAAGGAGTATCTGATGATAGTTAGAATATACAATTTTTTATCGGCTGAAAAGCCGAAATTCTCGCAGAATCTTGTCGGCATCGTATCCGATGTTGAAAGCTTCAAGTACACTCGCAGAGCATATGACATCGGCAGTTTCGAGATGACAATACCTACACATGCCGATGAAGCCGGATGTATACAACCGGACCGTATGCTGATAGTCGGAGAAAAACTCGGTCAGACGTACATAGCAGGAGACCCGACAAAGCGTATAGTAAAGGGAACGTTTCTTTATGTTACGGACATCGAAAAGAAGGACGATAAGATAACCGTCACAGGATATGATCTGAAGTATCTGTTTGCGCTTCGTATTACGCTTTTTCCGAAGGAAGAACAGGACAAGGGAACATACGGCTATTATGTTACGAGCGGCACTACATTTTCGTGCATCTCAGACATTATAAATTACAATATCGTAAACGCTACAGACAGCGACAGGCAGATATACGGTATGTTTAGTATAACGATGCCTGTAAATCAGACCAGTGCAGATCCGCCGCTTACGGGAATACAGAATGATCGTTACATGACACGTCTTGAGCCTGTCAGTACGGCGATTTTTAATTTGCTGAAAAACTGCAAGACGCATTTTTACGATATGCGGCTGATCATAGATGACAATGCGGAGGACGGTGACAGCTACAATCCGCACATGGAATCGAGCGAGGACAAGCCGACTATCATCATAGACGAGAGCAGATACAACATCAAGAGTTACACACGCAAGGACGGAACATCAGCATACAAGAACGCTATATATGCCGTAGTCGGTAGTGGCGATAATGTCACGATAAAATGCGTGAAGCGTCCCGATGATATCGCAAGCGGAGTAAAGCGCAAAGAAGTTGTACTTGATGTCGATACCGACAGTGTAGCTGAGATAGACAGATACGCACTTAAGGCGGCGGAAGAATATGTGGTATCTGATGACTTTGAGATAGAACCGCTGTTTATGGATGACGAAGCCGAACCTGAGCTCGCACAGAAGGTATCTATCCGCATTGACGGGGTAGAGTACGAAACGGTCATAACTGAAATCACGAACGAATACGCAAATGGAAAGCACACACAAAGCTATGTCTGCGGTGACAAAAAACTGAAGGTGCTCAATGTATTGAACAAAGCAACGGCAGGAAATACGCAGAAAATCATAAACAACAAAATTACTACCGGTAATGCCGGCGGTGTCGGTGAATACACCAATACGGATAAAAACTGCGAGATCTTCAACGACTATGAAAACAATGTTGCATCAGCGTACTATTCTCATGCCGAAGGGTATATGACTACAGCGAGCGCACCGTACAGCCATGCGGAAGGGGAAA